AAGTTAAAGGCCTTATAGCTAACCGCTTTCTTTTTCTCGTAAGCCTTATCCACTACATTCACCGCCACAAGGCCATAGGTGGCATCGTCAAGATATATCTCGGGTGATGTGACTAATTCCTCAATCCAAACACTTTCAGCATCTGTGAGCCAATCTGATAGTACTTCAATCTTATCCTTTATCCTTGTGTCAAAGACAGTGTTCTGATTGTCAGCTGCGGAATAGGAATATGTTGAGCCACTAATCGTACCTGTTGGTTTTTTATAGTTCGCCCTGGTGATGTCTGCCTTTTGCGTATTGGCCCTGATAAATGCAAAGGAATCAAATCCACCATACTTGTTGAGCCAATGAAATACAAGTACATCATTTTTGGTGCAAGCATCATCAATGGTATATGTCAGCGTTTCAGAAGTCACCGTTCCCAATGCACCTGTTTGAATGTTGATGGTGTATGATGCTGTATTAGTTGGAATGATAGGCTGCGCCCCAAAGGATATACTACCCCCCGGAATGAGATTCAAATTGGCAGGCCCTGTGCTTACTCGCATGAATCTGTCATTTGTAACCGTTGCCGGGCTTGGAAATGCGTTGTCCACAACCGTAGTTGTCACCCCACCAGTTGTCGATGTTGCCACAATCTTCATTACATTGGTCTTATTGACAGCATTGGCCATAAAATGAGCCCATGAATGCATAGTACTCCTCACTCTTTTGGACTTCAATGAGGTCAAAAATAGACTTGATGAGCTTGTTAAAAGGTAATTTGCATCGTTGTAAAGGGTAAATTCAAGGAAATCCCATAGCCCATTGAACGCATACTTGGCAGATGCCACAGTTAAATCAGCATATACCGTTGTTCCGCTGCTGCTCAATCCGTATTCCTCACCAAATTTGCAGGTATATTCCACCCATGATGCTGTGTTTCGTTGGAATCCGTATGTACTTTTATCGATATTGGTAGTCAAATAGTTCTCTATGATACGATGAATATCGAATACCGCCTTGTTACTCGTTGGATCCTGCGCAGCTTTCAATCTGAAATATGTCGGAGTTACTCCAGTGATGTACACATCGCAAACATACAAGAAGTTATCCTGTGCCACATTGGTTGATGTGACAAGGAAGTTGATTTCATTGTATGCCGGGCTGTATGTCTTTGGGTTTTGATTTATTGTTATTGCCATTATTGTTTCCTTATTTGTAAGCTAATATCTTTTTTTGCTGCCTTTGCCAAATTGATTTTCAATTCATCAAAGATTTGCGGAGTGACAACCTCGGAATAGAAGTGCGTTGCCTTTGTTCCTTTACGATGTATCTTCCTTGCAATCATCTTGGCCAAGTTCTCATTCGCCTCATTTATGTCCTTGAATGTCTTGCGCACTAATTGTACACCTTGCTTGGTCCGTTTCTTATAGACCACTGTCATCGGTGGTGCAATTCCTTTCTGTGCTATCCATCCATTGGGCCCGGCAAGACTTCTCCATAATGAGCCATTGCCACCTCGCTTGGTTGGTCCTCTGCCCTCATCGACAAACTTGGCATAGGTTGCTTTGCCAAAGTCAAGGGTGAAGTGAGTAATTTCAGGAGAGGTTACTACATGATAGTTCAAAGATTGCCTCATCACAGCAGAGGCATTGATGTGCTTTGAATCAATACTCTTTTGAATGATGGACACTGTGTCCTCACCAAACTTCCTGAATACTTCTACTACTGATTCAAACTCCTCTGCCATTCTGTTTTATCTTTTTGAAACGATACCACATTCAGAAACTCTATCACCCCAAGGTTGGTGTAATATTCCCACTTGGAATGATCCCCCTGGGATAATGAATCCAGTGTTATAATCCATCCCCATTTTTGGAAGTAACTTTCTTCTTCTTGGTTGATTTCTTCAATATCCTCTTCGCTTTCGCCATCTCCTTGTCCGCTTTCTTTAGAAAATAATCCTGAATACCGGCCATTAAGTTCTCGTAAAGCAGACAAAAAAAAATCGCAATAGGGTAAGCAACATCCATTGTCAGATTCTTTTTTAAGAAATCCGCAGTGTCACGATGTTTATCACCGCTGTATGGTACAGGCATCCACATAAAGAAACGCCTTTCCATTGGGTGAATGAAGATAGCAAGTATCTCATGCATCTTTTCAATCACCTTGCCGCCATCCTTGGTCAAGGTCATAAGGTCGATGTACTGACCGCCTGACAAATCACTAATCATCAAGTTGATGGTAAATCTTTTTCCTGCCACCTTTATTGATTTCGGTATCTTCTTGCTGTTTGGCAGGTCGGATAAGAATGCAGTCTTTCCAATTAGTCCTTTTAAATCCTCAACGGACATATCCTCAAACATACTTTCAGGCTCGCCTGTTAATGCAGATAGGATTTGAATTTCCTGTTGAATGACATCATCGGATTTCTCCAGGCTAATCAAATCTTGATATTTGCCTATCGTTATTTCTGACCAATTTTGAGGTACTTTCATATTCATAAATATAAATTTGGGGGTAAAATTATAAGATGTGATATTTGCCTGATGGCTTGGTTAAGTGGGAATGGATAGGGTAACGCATAGCATCAAGGGCATGGTCCATCGACTTCACAGGATCCTCCAATGTCTGACCGTTCTTATCCTCCATCCACTTATAGTTCCGTATCTCTTTCATCAAGTCAGGGCTGTCTTGAGTAATGTATAGTCCTCTTGCCTTAATGCTATCAATTCCTTTCTTGACTGATCCAGGTGATTTGTCAGCTGACTTTATATTATACCCGGCACGATATATTTCTTCAATCCTTTGAGGCTCGGCAGCATCGGCATATATTACTGACCTGCCAATATTTAAGGATTCCATGGCCCTGATAAGATCGGAGTTGGTGAGCAGTGGCTCATATATTAATTGCTGCACATATATGTCATTCTCCTTTATGCCTACCCTCACCAATGCACTGGGTACATTGAATCCAAAGTCAAGGCCATAAATGACATCGCATCCATCAGGTATCTCATCAATAGTTTTCCAATGAGTATATATGCATCCTTTCAAGCTGCCACGATTGCCAAGGCCATATACCTGCCAATCGTTTCCCGATAGCCTTTCAATCTCTTGGACTGTCTGCCTCGGCAGGAATGGATTGTCTTTGTATGTGGACTTTATAAAGGTGCAATCTGACCGGGTTTGAATCTCATCATAGACATAATGAAATTCAGGGGCAGGGTTAAAATCCAAGTACACCCTTACCCTTGTCCGTAGCATCAGCTGCTGCAAAGTTATCTGATGGACCAAATCCACCTCATTGACATAAAGTATATCCCTCCTTGGTCCTCTTGCCTTGCCGGGGTTATCGAGTGAAAAAAACTCCACCTTTGAATTGCCAATCTTAAAAACCTGGTCGGTCTTATTGTGATCTGCCTCGTTGTATATCTCGTTAGTAGTCAGGATATCAATCCAATCTTTCAGCGCACCTTTCTTTAAATGAGGCATGGTGGATGAGCAGACCGATATATGCAATGTTTCAGATAGTGCCAAAGTCAATAGCACTTGCAGGATGGAATAAGTCTTACCCGATGATGTGCCGCCTTGGTTGAGGACTATGAATGAATCTGCCTCCTTATTCTTTAAAAATATTTCTGATGCCTTAATCCGCAGGGTTGGTACTGCCATAGTCTTTTGGTTTCACTATTTCCACCTCTATCTTGCGGATGGTCAAATCACCAGTGTGATTCATATCTACCTTGTCGCCATAAGTGCCGGGGTTTCTTTTTGAGGACTTCCATTTATAATACTGCGCAAGCTCCCTCGCCCTTGTCACTTCTGTCAAAGTACCCTTGGCTTCTTTCAAAACCTCTTCCGCCTTGTCCGCAATTACGTCAGCTGAAAGTTTAAGGGCTTCTCTCGCGCGCGCGGAGTGTTCGGGTTTGTGGATGAAATCAAAAAGTGTACTCAAAGCCACATTTAAGTCCTTTGCAATGGTCCTGTAAGTTTGGCCATCAATTATTCGGAATATTATGTCATCAATGTTCATTGTTGCAAGTTAGGGATTCTCCTTTAAATATAATAATTTAATCTTTTTTTTGTGAAAAGTTTGAAATTGAATAATTATTTGTATATTTGCCATGTCGAATCTTATTTAATACCCAAATGTCCCACAAAGATATTCACAGCTCCAAACCAAAAACCGCCAAATCATATTGGGCAGGATTCGACACCTTGTGCGTTTTTGGTGCGGAGCTTTATATTTATACCAAATGAGAGATAGCACAATCTTTTACAGATCATTCTATGAGGCAATCAAGGAATTGCCAAAAGAAAACCAGGCAGAGATTTACAATGCCATTTTTGAATACTCTTTAAACTTTAAGGAAATTGAATTGTCAGGTGTCAGCAAAACTGTATTTATTTTAATTAAGCCACTATTATCGGCAAATATTAAGAATTATGAGAACGGTGGTAAAGCGAAACGGAAGCGAAATGGAAGCGAAACGGAAGCGAAACCGAAGCGAAGTGCAAGCCAAAGCGGAAGCAATAAGGATAAGGATAAGGATAAGGATGTAAATAAAGATAAGGATAAGGATGAAAATGAAAAACAAGAAAAATTCATTTCGCCATCTTATGAAGAAGTTTGGCAATACTTTTATGATAATGGTTACACAGCAGTAGCTTCAAAAAAAGCCTTTGATTATTACGAGGCAAGTAACTGGGTAGATAGCAGGGGGAACAAAGTCAAGAATTGGAAGCAGAAAATGATTGCTGTTTGGTTTAAGGATGAAAACAAAAAAGAGGAAAGGGGCTTTGTATGTTAAATGCTCAATTACTTTCATCCCTTGGCATTAATCTGCGAGGCAAGTCAGCAGGGATAATTAAAACCACCTGCCCAAAATGTAATGGCAAGACACCTGACCTTTCCGTTGATATTGATTCAGGACTTTACAAGTGCCATAAGCCAAGCTGCGATTTTAGAGGCAAGGTATTCATTAAAGAAGAAAAGAAACCGTATGTTAAACCAATATTCAGGGATATAACGAATCTTGGCGAGAAAGTGGTACATTGGTTTAAAGATAGAGGGATAAGTCAGCAAACCTTGCTTAGAATGAAAATAGGGGCAGGTCTTGAATGGATGCCTCAAACCCAAAAGAATGAGAATACAATTCAATTTAATTACTTTAGGAACGATGAGCTCATTAATGTGAAGTACCGAGATGGGGCAAAGAATTTCAAACTTTCAAAGGATGCCGAATTGATATTTTACAACCTCGATGCCATAAAGGATGCAACCGAATGCATAATCGTGGAGGGTGAAATGGATGCCTTGTCTTGGATTGA